GGAGTGGAGAAGTGCGCAACGGTTGGGCGCGGATATGTGCAAGATTATGGGGGGCGAAAGATGAAACGGCTTGAGTTAGAGATTAAGGTGTGCGAGGAATGCCCGTATTTTGATGATGCGTGCGTTAGTGGGTGGTTTTCGTGGTGCTTGAAGTCTGAGCGTGATGTGGTTAGGGATAAGTTCGAGATACCTGATTGGTGTGTACTGGAGGATATGTGGACAAATCTAAATTAGAGCGTATAGGTGCGATTTGCTACACGGTCATAGTTGGTATTGACTGTGTTCTGATGGTTCTGGGTAATTTATGGGATAAAGGCATAAAGGTCGGGATAATCAAAGACAAGATTGACGATTTGCTTGATGTCCGGCTGGAAATGGCTAATTTGATTAAATGCGTTAAGAAAGAGGTGGAATATGGCGTTAGACAAGAATTATCCTGAGGGCAAGACTTACAAGAGCCGTGGGAACTATCCGATAGGGTTCTGTGGTGACAGGAAAGACTGCCGAGAGCGTAAATGTGACAAGTGTGTAAGGATTAACGGGAAATATACCGGCTTCGAGGCAAAATGACAGCTTGCTTGGATATGATACTTAACGTGAAGCAGAGAGAAGCGTTACGGGCGCTAAGAGATCCAAATTTCATCTATTATGTGTTTGATGGTGGTATTAGGTCTGGTAAGACTGAGCTAATATTTGCGTGGATTGTTGCGAGGGCTATAGTGTATCCTGGCAGCAAGCAGATTGTCATAAGGAAAGAACGGGCGCAACACAAGCGTGGGTTCTGGGGTTCTGCCGGAACGGTTGGGCGTTATATGCGTAAGGTATTTGATGATAATGGGCTTAAATCGCTTTACAAGATGTATGAGACCGATTTGAAGCTTGTGTTTTGGAATGGTAGCGAGATAAGGTGCGAGGGTGTAGACACTGTTGAAAATTTTGGGCGTATTTTGGGTGATGAGTATATCACAATGTGGTTCAATGAGGCTGTACACCAGAAATATGAGACTGTTAATGCGATATGGGATAGGGCGGTGCAGAAGTGTGAAGCTGTTGAGGATGTAGTAAAGAGTGAATACGGCTGGTTTCCTGCGAGCGCTAACAAGCAGATTTTATTTGATACCAATCCGAAGGGTAAGCGCCACTGGCTCTATAAATTCGGCGTACTGAAGGTTGACCCAGAGGAGGGCGGAATATTGCCTTATTCAGACCGTATCTGCCGTATTGGTGGGTGGAAGCCGTGGGACAACAGCGCCAATGTCAATACTGACGGTATGGACTCACAGACGGGGACGAAGCGTAGGCGAAACATTGACGGAGAGTGGTGTGATGCCGAGGGTGCGGTATACGAGGAGTTCAAAGAAGACATACATGTGTGCCGGATGTGCGACGGTAAGCGGTGCAAGCGTGTGTTCGGGGCAAATAAGAGCCAAGTCAAAGCAACTACTCTATGCCGGTCACTGGATTTTGGGTGGAATGACCCTACCGTCTGCTTATGGGGTGGGATGGTGGGCGGTCAGGTGATAATATACCGGTGCTATTTCTCCAACCGGCAAGTTATGACGGAACATGCCAAATCTATTCTTGCGATGCAACAGAAATTCGAGCCGATCAAGTGGACGGTTGCAGACCATCAGCCGGAGCATAGGCAACAGTTCAAGAAGAATGGAATACCCAACAGAAACGCGCATAAGGACAGCCCGCTTATGGGTGGGGTAGATAGGGTCAAGCAAAGGCTGAATTGCCGTGATGGAATACCAGGTCTTATGGTTTGCCAATATGCGACTCCTGTGATTGAGGAGTTTTCTGGTTATATGATGGCAAAAGGCAAGGACGAGCCGGAAGACGAGAGCAATCACACGATGGATGCGCTTAGATACATGATTGCTGAGATTGACGGTAAGACAAAATCAAAGGCGTTTATTCTGTAGCAAGTTGACGCACATTTCGTTTAATTGAAGTTAACTTTAATTATCCGAGGGGTGCAAATGCCTAATAAACTGGTTAATGCCGAGCCAAACAAGGTCTTGGCAAATAGACAACACGTAACCTACGAAAACCGCAGAGAAAAGCTAATACTCAATTTGCTTGCCTTAAATGGTGGCAGACCTTACATCGATGCGCGGTTAAATAAATTTCCTGGCGAATCAACTATTGATTGGTCAGGCACAAGTGCGACAGTGAATAAAAGCCGGTTTGGTGACACGGTTAATCGTGTTGCTGGTCGGAAGCATAGGGCGTACCTAATAAATAACGCTGGTCGCGTTGCTGAGAAGATAAGGCAGTACGTTTATGCGAAACCGCCAGAGCGCGGACAACAGAACCTTGACCTATTGTCTGACATCACGCGCCAAGGTGATTCCATTAACTCATTCATGGGCGAGGTGCTGAAACAGTTGGTTGCTACGAAGTGGTGCTGGATTGGCATTGATGCTCCATTTATTTCTGAGAAGGTGTCGCGTGCAACGGCTAAAAAGGAGAAAATCAGACCATACTGGCGCTTGTATTCGGCTTGTGAGGTGGTTGATTGGAACTTTGACGATAAGGGCGAGCTTGTATGGATTATGACACAGGGCGAGAAGTGGGACAATAGCGAACCTACTGTTTACAATGAGGCACACGTTGTCAGGCGGTTGTGGAGGCGTGGGAGCGTTACAGAGTACGTTTTAGATATCGACACAAGCGGTATGTCTTCAATCAAGAGCGAAAGCACTATTGTTCTGAAGCTAAAAGAAGTGCCTTTTGTGGCGTGTGGCGAAATATCTGATAAACCGCACTGGTACGACGACGTTGAGGACATACAGGCAGCGAGTTTGGACCTAGAGAGTTCACTGGATACGCTCATGCACAAGGTCGTATTCGCGCAGATGGTGTTACCGGCTTCAATTACAGAGGAAGCCACAAGCGAGAATAGCGGTAATTCCATAGCCAAGACTGTTGAGGCTATTGTCGGACTATCAAACGCAATCACTGAAAGCCCAGAAGATAAGGGAATAACGCGGTTTATCGGACCGGATGCAACGGCATTGGCAGCGATGCAAGCGGAACTGAGCCGGAAGCGTGAGGAATTGTTTGACGTTGTTGGGTTGCATCTCAACTTCACAAAGAACTTCAGCGAATCCGCAGACGCGAAACACTTTGACCATCTTGACCCACAAGCAGTCTTGAGGAATTACGCTCAACAAATATCAGAGTGCGAGGAAAAGGCGTGGACCTTGACCAATAAGCTTGATTCCTCCATTAAGGTTATCAAGCCGGTGTACTCCGACAAGTTCCGCGTGTCGAACATATACGAGGACTTTAAGAGTCTGGTGCTGGCTGACAACATGAATCTTCCTGACAGCGTTAAGAAACTAACGGTTCACGGCGTTGTTGATACTATCCTTGAAATAACGAATATGCAACTGACTGCGGAGGAACGTGCGGAGATTAACAATCAGATTGCAGAGATGGAGTTTGACGAGCCGGTGATGTTAGACGCAGCGAGCATGGCTGGTAAGGTTACAAATGGCGTAATAAACCAGGCGACCGACGATGGTGAAGGTATAAGGAAATCAGGCGCACAGGTTGACGAAGAATAATTTTAATAGGCAAAGCAGCTATTTCTGCTGGGACTGTGACTACGAGCAGAACTTGTAGGGAGGTTAAGCCATACCTTAAAAGTGGTGGAGTAAAGTTCTATGACAATAAAAGAGATATTGGCAAAAGTGGTGGCTGGCGAGGCTTTAACTGATGAGGAGAAATCAACATTAGAAAGCTACGAAGAACCGAATCTGGATGCAGCAGCAAACGCCAAGGGTAAAAAAGAACGGCTAAAACACGAAAAGAAAATTGCCGAATTACAAGCAGCCCTTGATGAAAAAGAAACTGAGATAGAAACGGTTAGCGCTGGGTCGTCCGAAATGGAGAAGATACAGAAGCTAATGGAGAAGACGGCAAAGAAAGCCGAGGCTCTTGAGGCGCAACTCCAGACGGAACAGAAAGCACACGCTGAGACACTACGTTCAAACGCGCTGAAGTCGTTAACCGTCGATTGGTTACCGAGCGTGTCGGGTAAGTATAGGGATACGGTGATGCAGGAAGCATTTGCAGATATAGACACTTCCGATTTGATGGATAAGGCTGTTGTAGCTCCAATCCTCAAGGGTCTAGTGGAATCGCAAGCTAGTTTTATAGCTGCAACAACACCGAGTGGGGCTGGTACTTCCGGCAAAGAGAAGGCTAATGTTTCTGATAATAACAAGATTACCCATGAGAACGTCGGTAGTTTGAGGGGTAAAGACTTAGTAGATAACCTGGATGCAGCATGGGCTGCTGCTTCCTCAAAGGAGAAATAAAATGGCTCTATCATATGTGCAAAAAGAAGTATGGGCGAATGGAATAATCGCTCTTTTTGAGACGATGACTGTTGCTGGTCAAGTTGTGAACCGTAATGTTATTGCTGATACACGTGCTGATAAGTGGAGAATTGTTGCCGCTTCTGATGTTAGTGTTGATGACGTTAGCGATTCAACTGACCTGTCGTATGACGATGTAACAGATACAGAAACCGAAGTGACTGTCAACTTTGACAAGGCTTTCACTCTGGTTGATTACGATTCAAATAAAGTTGAAACCGACATGGATTATATGTCCACGTACATCAAGCGCGGTGCTTACAAACTCACAGATGCTCTGGATGAGGGAGTTTTTGGCGTTCACGGTGATGCAGGTTCTAACTTCTATCTGTCTGGAACTACTGACATTCAGTTCACAGCGGCAACTTGTGCCGAGATCCCTGTATTCTTTGGTAAGCTTGCAAAGGCTGTAAAGGATTTGGATTGGCCTGAGTCGCAGCCGAAGTGGTTGGCTGTTCCGTCTGGCTTCAAAGAAGCTATCCTCACATACACAGGTGGGCGCGAGTCCGCTCTTGGTGACAGCACGTTGACTGCTGGTCGCTCGGATGCGTTTGTGTACGGCGGATTCAACTGCTTCATCAGCAATAACCTCACGACTGTTTCCACAACGACTCATGGTCTTTGCGGTCTGGTTGGCGATGGTATTGCACTTGGAGTACAGGTAAGCCCTGACAGCATCGAACAGATGCGGGCGGAAGGTCGTTTTGCTGACCTGTACCGTGGTCGTATGCGTGCTGGATATAAGGTTTATCGCTCTGCTGCACTGGTTGACATCAACCTGAACAGCACCGTTGTAGGTACTTAATTAAATTGGGGTGTGGGTGATCCCTGCACCCCTTTCTAACGGAGAGTACAATGTACAAACCAAAAGCAATACAGAAAAAAGAAGAAGTGGCGAAGGTTGAAGTTAAAGCCGAAGCCGTTGAAAAACCTGTAAAGAAAATCAAAAAAGAGGAAAAATAACATGAAGAATGTATTTGTTGGTATAATCTGTGCAATCGCTCTTGCGGTTGTGTTTGGTGGCAGCATTGTTGGCGCTGCTGATTACACACCAGCTTCCGCAGAGTCAGCCGTTACCCTGAGTGGTGTGGTTGTTATGTCGAATGCAGCAATATCTATGACAGCTCTTCCTACAGCTACAACCGGCCTTGCTGCTGGTCGTCTGTGGGCTAATAGCAATGTCGTAACTGTTGCGCAATAGTTCACCAGGGGGGTGGTCGTCCTTTCCGACTGCCTCCCTTCTTTCTGGAGTTCATTATGTCAGTTGCTATAACAAAAGACCTTGCAGATGTATACTTTGCCACTAGATTAGAAAATGATTTGTGGTCGAGTTATCCTACTGGTATACGCACAAAGGCAATCCAGAGTGCATCAGATGTTATAACGAGAGCACTAAGTAGTGCCGTGACTGACGAAACAACCGATTCAGAGAGCAACTACTATCCTGACCGCGCCGTATACCATCAGGCGCTATTTATGCTTACAGAATCAACCTACACATCTAATGGTGAGTTCACAGCACCCAAGTGGCCAGGCGCTACAAATGAGGGCGCTTCAAGAGATAAATCAGGGCGCACCATCGCAAAAGAGGCACTTCTGTGGATGAACTGGCGCAATGGTCCTACCGTAAGGCTGGCAAGGGGGTAATCAATGCCTCCTATACCGATTAAAAGACGGGAAGTGCTACTTAAGCAAATCACCGCAGCCAACCGCCTTGACTTAGTTAAAACGCTTTTAACGGCGCGTGGTCATATTGAAGACCGTATGATGCGTGCTGCTAGGAACAAGACCTTTGCTACAGTCAGACGCATTCGTGAGGGCATATACAAGGATATTCAGACTGAGTATGTCGCGTTACAGGGCAATCTTGACGAATGGACGAAGCGGTCAATTCGCAAAACTGCGAAAGTGTTCCACGGTTTGTCAGTTGAGGATCTTAATTTGATGGACGGTGACAAGGCTGTGATTGGGTTCACCAAGTTCAGCAAAAAACATTTAGACGATTATTTTTCACGCATTCACCCGTTTAATGCCGAGAAGATGGCTGCGGTTAATGTGCAAATGAATCCGCAACTTACGCGGATGCTTGACACTGATGTGAGAGCGTTGCAGAGGGCTACTGTTGAGGCGTTCAGAGAGGCGCAAGTCGCCGGTATGACAAGTCAAGAGAGATACAAGCTGTTACAGGGTAAAGTAATGGATTACGCTGACAATCCGCAATCGTGGGCGTTTATCGACCGGACTGGCAAGAAGTGGAGCAAAGGCAACTACTTTAATATGTTGAATAGGACTGTCAGCGCCAATGTTGCGCGTGATTCATACAATGACACACTTATTTCTGAAGACCGTGATTTGGTGCAGATTATTGGTGGTGTTGGCTCTAATTCAAACGAGGGGTGCAGAGCGTATGATGGCAGGGTCGTGTCGCTTACTGGCAACACGGCAGGATTCCCAACGCTACAGGATTACATTGATGCCGGTGGGTTTCATCCTAATTGCGTGCATACAACGGTTTATGTGTCGGATAAGTTTGAGCGTGGTCAGAGGTTGATTGCGGAACAGGAGGGAGAGCCGAAGCCAGTGATTGAGAAGCCTGTATCCATAGCGAAAACGAGCACTAAGAAAGCGGATGCTCCCAATACTAATAACCAAGCGCCAATATCTAAAACTGAACCAAAACCTGAAATAAATAAAAAAAAATAAACAAGACAGTGTAGAAAAAACAAATAAAGCCTTGTCAAATAAAGAAACAGAATTAGCTAAAGTCACAAATATAAGCAGTCAAAGATATATAGATGAGGATGTTGTTGACGAAAAAAGAAAAAACAAAGACTATGACGTTATGGTATCTCCAACTTTTAACATAGACGGCGACCCTGTACGGGTTATTTTAGATGGACACCATAGCATGAGAGCCGCTGAATTAGATGGCGTAAAGCCGGTATATATAGAACAGTCAACAAGAGAGAGCGACAAGATAGCCTTGCTTGAAAAAGGTGATATTGAATCGTTTCTGGAATCAACATGGATGGACTCTGATTGGTACAATGTTTCAACAGGAAAAGATTATTTCTAGCGCTATCTAGTTGACGCGGTGCGGTTTTACTTGAGGCTGTTTAATGGTTAAAATTGATACAAATATAGCGGAAGTAACTAGGGATTTGAATGATTTGGGGCATAGGGTCGCGGATGATACACAGGACGCTCTTGACGAGGTTGGCAGATTTGTTCGTGATGAAGCACGGATAAGATGCCCTAAAGGTGCGACTAAAGCAGATGCAGCTAGCGATCCACAGTATAGGTGTAAAAATAGGAAAGGGCGCTCACCAGGAACATTAGAGCAGTCAATAAGTGTTAAGGGTGGGCATGGGTATGTTGACGTCGGGGTGATGTCTGGGAACGCATTACAGTACGCGAACAAGATACATAACGGGCGCGGAACTGATTGGAATAGGCTAGGACCAGGGAGCAAGCGGAAACAGTCTGGCGCAAGAGTGGGCGAGAAATTTGTTGATAGAGCTTATGATGAGAATGAAAAAGAAATCGTAGGCAAGTTTGATAAGGGCGTTAACATGGCGGTAAATAGATTTAATGGCAATTACTAATCCAAAGATATGGTCAGAGGTTGAAACGGCGGTACTGAGCTACTTTGCTGGCAAGGTTGGCGACCAGGTTAGATACAAGGCGTTCCGTGGCGAGATACCGGAAGGCGCGTATAACTGCTGGATGTTCGAGATTAACGGCGGTCCTGAACCGTTGGACGCAATGTTTGTGACGAATCTTCCTGGCAACTGTGGACGATGGAGAATGTCGGCAATGGTTGAGGGGGTATTTGTTGAGCGTAATGACGCACAGTATCTTGCCGGAGTTGTGAGAACGCTTGTGCCGGTGAATGAGGACTTTATGGCGAATGTTAAATGGTTGCGTCCTGTTGGAGAGCCTACCATTGAGCGCGTTATAATCGGCAGTAGGGGCAAAGATGTAAACTGTTGGAGGGTTCAATATCCTCTTGAAATAATTATGATTGAGGACGGAGTAAGCTAATGGCAACGAGTTTATCAGGACAGATACGGAATCAAATCAGTTTGACGTTTGATGGTGGGTCAGAGATTGGAACGACTTCGGACGACGTTCTGGGCTCGGCTAACTACTTTTCGTGGGCGGTGACGGATGGAACTGCGGCTAATAAGGCTGACTTGGTGTTTAGAGATCAACGCTCTTTGAACGCCTCCACAAGTGAGGACTTAGATTTGGCTGGTGGGCTTACGAGCGCGTACGGGGCTGCAATAACATTTGTTAAGGTGAAGATGCTTTACGTTAAGGCTAAGAGTACCAATGGCGCGAATATAGTGGTTGGCGGTGCTGCTGCGAATCAGTTTATTAACTGGGTTGGTGACGCTACTGATAAGGTGGTTATACCTCCAAGTGGGTGTTTGATGGTTGCTGCTCCTATAGATGGATGGGCGGTAACTGCCAACACTGGTGATATTTTGAAGATTGAAAACACGGACGGTGCTGCGGCGGCAACGTACGATATCATAATAGTAGGGACAAGCGCATAAATAGGAGAATGAAATGTCGGACAAAGTAGTAGGAATAGGCGGGTCAAATCTTTTCAGCTTGGGAGATAACTTCCACGCTCAGTCATCAGATAGTCCACATCAACGGGATGCGTCTAATATGCTTGACGCAGCTGGTAACAATCAGTGCGAGACAATGATAAACAATCGCACCGAGTACACTAATAACTTCGCGTACTGCAACGCAACTCCTGACATCAAGACTGATTTAGGCACAGTTTTGACGGCGTTTGGAACTGTTGCTGATAGTAAGCTTCCAACTGCGCTAAATATCAATTTCGCGGCTGGTCAGTATGCTACTGTTGACATTACCGGACATAACCATGACAGTAATCCGCATACATTGGCGCTATCTGGTGTCGCTGATGTGTCGGCTGCTGTACCGGCTTCTGCTGGTTTCGGTGTGCCTGATTTTGGTATTGCGCTTGGAGGTAACTCAACACCGATATCCGCAAGCATATCTATCTCGCTGAATCATATTGACGAGAATGATGCTGACGGAGAGCATTGGAGCGGTACAAATACCACGTTCAAGGTTGACATGTCTATTGAACTGCTTGGCTTACCGACAAGTTCATCCGTGGCAGCGCTCGAAAGCGATATGACCGGCTGGACAGTTGACTCTAACGGTGGTAGCGACAATAACCAGTCGCTTGACCATTTCACCATAACAGCTCACCGTTACTTTGACCTGACATAATGAGCGCATGTACTAAAGAAGGCGGGTGCTATGTGACAGACGCAGTACAAATAACGCACGGAACGGAATCATGCGGAGACAGGAATAAAGATGTTGAGCCTATATGCCAAGCAGGAAGCACAGAAGATACTAACGGAGACGAGTCATAGTCTCTGTTTGGACGATGTTGCCGACATTGTCAAGCTGGATAAACTGTGCAAGGATATAACGGATAATACCGACCCTATCAATGACATTATTGATATGCCTATCTGCGTTGGTGGTTATCAACTGAAACAGCCTACTATTGGAATATTGGAGTGGTACAACGAATATTATCTGCCTATGTTCGATAATGACGCTCTGATGGCTGATGCTGGGTTGGCTTATGCGCTTAGTTTAGCAGATACTCCGAAGATGCTATGGGACTTGCCTAACGTGAAGTCCACTAAAAGAGAGGTTAAACGGTTCATCCGTGGGCTTGGATGTTCTCACGCTGAACTACAGGATGCGCTTAAACGTGTGCTGAATATCAAAAACGCAGACGAGGTTAATGATGATTCCGATGAGGCAGACAAACAAAACGCCGGAAGATTGATAGCCATGCTCTGCAAAGAGTACGGACATACCGCTCCATACTGGTTATGGGAATGCCCTATAGGAATGATAAACACATTCGTATCGTGTTACGTGGCGAGGATAGAAGCTGAAACTGAATCCGTCAGAAACGCTTGCAAAACAAACAAACCAGCACCAGCAGAGAGCCGTAAGAAAAAGTTTAAGGCATTACGTGACCATACTAATATGATGAGGGATAAATGGCAAAAGATGTAAAAATTAGGATTAGCGCCACTGATGCTACTAAAACAGTGTTTTCGTCTGTTGCACGTGGAATGAAGGCTATCGGTTCTGTTGCGGCGACTGCGTTAAGGGGCATACGTAATCTAGGTATTGCCGGTGGCATTGCTTTCGCCGGCCTCATTAAGAACGCAAACGAGTTCCGTAAAGGCATGGCAGAGGTTAATACGCTGATAGACGGTGGTGGTATCGAGGGATTGATAAGTCAGGTTATAGACCTATCTGCTGAGTTGGGTATTGCCAAAAGCGAATTGGTTGGCGGTCTTTATCAGGCTTTATCTGCCGGTGTACCTAAAGACAATGTGATGGACTTCCTCAAGGTGGCAGCCAAGGCTGCTATTGGTGGCGTGGCTACTACCAAGGAATCGGTAAGCACATTGACTAGGATAATGGACACTTACAACCTCAAGGCAGAGGACGCTTCTATAATATCCGACAAGTTGTTTACAACTGTTAAGAACGGGAAAATCAACTTTTCTGAACTGGCGCGTGGAATAGGAGACGTTGCTGG